ATTCTTTAATAATTTTATAAAGTTTAGTTTTTCTTTTTCCTAAAAATCCTTTTTCAATCATGGCATGAATCTTTGTACCTTCACTAGCAGCTTGTAAACTAATTTGTTTAGAATCCTGTTTACAGCGATAAGCAAAAGAATCAAGCGATTCATTCTCATATCTTTCTAAAGATAATGCTGATTTTAAAGCTTGGTCTATTTTCCAATTCTCTAAAGATGGCTTGGCTATCATGCCAATAATAGTAGTAACAGACGGTACAAGACCTAAAGATTTAGCATCTCTAAGTGTTGTATTTCTTTCTTTGCCATTAGCACCAATGATAGTATACATTGGTTCACCATCTTGGTCGTACCAGTGTCCTGATTCAGATGTGAACTTATTATAATTATCTTTTACTAGATTGTCAAGTTTATCGTTATTCTTCTTTGTCATTGTCTAGCTCTTCAAAAGTTTTAAATACATCAGAAGTAAATAATTTCTGTATATTAACAAGATACATTCTACTTGCATTGTGGTCACCACCACTTACTGACTTTAGATAATCTAATTTCTTTACTAACTTTTTAAGTTTAGGCACATCAAATACTAACGTGCAAAATATTTCATCACCAATACAAAGATTATGAAACCAAAAGTCTGCCTCAGTTGCTTCAATACCTGACGGTTTACCATAAGACTGATATTCAATACAGATATTACCAGTCTCCATCCATTTACCTCGTTCAGATTTAACTTCAATTTTTTTATTAGTTAGCATATCTGCTATCTTATCTTCTCGGATAGAACCAAACTGCAAATCTATATCAAACTTTTTTCTATCTTTTTTAGTGGGTTTCATTAGAATCTCCTTTATGATTTACAAATTTTATATTTTGTGTTTTTGGATTATACCCTAATATTTTTACTCCTAGTTTTTTTTGTTTAGGTGTTCTTTGTTTAGTAGCATAATTACCAACTAAAGTTTTAACATCTATTAAACTGACATTGTTTTCTTCATCTATTGCTACAATATCTACTGGTCCATCACAACCACAATTTCTAAAAACTTCATAACCTTTTTCTAATAAAAAAGTAACTGCCTTTAATTCTGCAATATCTCCTTTTCTACTATGTGATTTAGTGGGTTTCATACCAACTTTCTCCGACTTTAAATTCACCGTCTAGAGGACATCTTAAATTAAAATGGTCTCCCGCTTTATGTATAGATTGTACACCAACTGTACCCACCGCTTCAACCTGAGTTTCTCTAACTTGTATTTGCCATTCATCATGGATGTTGGCAACAAATTTAGCATCGAAAGTATTTAACTTAATTAAATTGTAAAGTATATCCATAGCTTGTTTCATAACTATAGCACCTCCACCTTGAAGTAGAGTATTTAAAGCTGAATGCTCACTTCTTACAAATAACTTACGACCATCTAACCCTTTTAGATATCCTCGTTGAGCAGCCTTTTTTACTTTATCAGTCAAAGTATCAAGAGCAGGTAAGTTAGTTAAAAATCTGTTTCGTAATTCTGTGCCTTCATTTTTAGTAGCATTAAGAATCTTACCAAGTTTAGCATCTCCTGCACCATAAATGAGTGCATAGATAAAAGTTTTAGCTTGGTCTCTACTATCTAACCCTGCTAGTTTCTGATTAGTAGTGTGAATATCACCATGTAAAATTTCATTGATATAATCCTTATCATTCATATAGTGAGCTAACATTCTTAATTCAAGACCACTAGCATCAATACCTACTAATTTATATCCTTCAGGCACAATCCAACAGGCTCTGCATTTCTTCCCATACGGAGAAGAAACACTTGGTACTTGAGCCATGTTGGGGTTTCGGTGTGTCATTCTACCGGTAATAGTACCGTTAGGTATTACTTTACCATGCACACGTTCACCTTGTAACTCATCTATCCATGAAGATATCTGAGCAATACGTTTTTGTAATAATAAAAACTCGGCAATCAGCCGAGCTTCGTGAATATGGTCTATCTTCTTAAGAGTGCCTTCGTCAACAATGGGTTGACCAGTAGGTGTAAATCTTTCAGGTTTCCATCCAAAGTCTACTAAGTATTCACCAATTTGTTTACGACTACCTAAATTAAACTCTTGTAGTTTCTTTCTCATAAATGGTTTTACATTTTGAGTCTTAATACATTTATCATATTCTTCATCGGTCAATCCTCTTTTGGATAGTTCACCATTCTTCTTAATGTATGGAGTGACAAGTTTATCATCTATCCATTTAGGTTTGAATGTTCTTTGTACCTCGTCTTCTACCTCAACCATTCTAGTTTTAAGTTCGGCTAATAGCATACTAGCTTTTTCTATATCAAATAGAAATCCAGTTTGCTCTTGCTCGTACATAATCTTAGCAACATTAGTTTCTAAATCTATAGACTCTTGACTAAATCCCCTACCTTCTTCTAAAAGTTTTAGATATACTTTTTCATTTAATAAAACATCTTGCCTACAATAATTTAACATTTCCGGAGTATAGCAATCAAAGTCATCTGGTTGAACTTGCTTATGTACTCCAATACGATAACCCCAAGTTTTTAAACTGTGACCGTTTTCTCTAACTGGTTGAAATAATCTAGAGAGTACTAATGTATCTATAACGTTTCTTGTTAATTTAACTTTGTATAATTTTTCTACAACTGGAATGTCATAGCCAATAATATTGTGACCGACTAAAGTTTCAGCATTTTTTAAAAGCTCTATACCCTCTTCTAATTTATCAGGACCATATTCGTAAACAGTATTACTGTCTAAGTCTTTAGCTACGATGCACCATATTTTACTAGGTGTTAGTCCATCAGCTTCTATATCAAAAATCAAGTTCTTCATTATCGAATGTGTCCTCCGAATCTACTTCAAAAAGTCTACCAGTTTCAGTATTATATTGTAAAGCACAAGCTAAACCAGTATCTCCAGTGTATCTAGATTTAAGCACTCTTACTTTAGTAGTATTAGCTTCTACAGGGTCTTTAGCTTGTTGGTCTCTTTCTAATGCTATGACACAGTCAGAGAGCTGTGCTATGCCCTGAGAACCTTTAAGATGACTCAGCGATACGGTTACACCTTTTTCGTGCCCCCTGTCGCCTGTAGCACGTCTTAAATGAGACACTAGAATAAGTCCTACATTTGTCTCTTCAACTAAACTACGTAGTCTGTTCATTAAATTATCAATACCTCGTCTTTCATCACCCTCGGTTAGGACATTAACAAGCATATGTAGGTGGTCAACTACAACCCACTTACACTCGCAACCTACAATCATATAACGGAGTTTGGCGAATATCTCATCAATGTCCGTAGCACCAAGGTGTGAATGAATAAATACTCTATCCTTTTCTATTACTTTGTCAAATAAAGCATTTAAATCTTCTTGTGTATAACTCTCTCTTTTCTCATTTAGATACAATCTATCATTAGCTTCAATAGATATTATTCCGTCTGCTGTTCTCACCCAATTTTCTTCAAGAGCAATAATACCTACATTATCTTTAGTAGTTTTAATTAGCCAATGCTCAAGCTCTCTGGTGACTGAAGACTTACCGAGTCCAGTTCCACCAGTTAAAGTAACTAGCTCACCTCTTCTCATACCATAAAGTTTTTTGTTTAGACCTTCCCAAGGATAAGCAATACTTTCTTTGACTTCTCTTTTTAACCAGTCATTCTTTTTACTGGATAGTTCCATAATACCTGATGGAGTATAGGTCTTTGATTCCCACCAAGCTTTTGTAAAACCTTGAAAGTCTTTTTGTTTGAGCATGTCGTTGGCATCTTTATAACCATTAGGTAAAGTCATTATCTTAACCTTCCCGGGTTTTAATATACGGGCAACATTTTTGGAAGCTTGTCTTCCTGCTTTGTCATTATCAAAACAAAGCACGACATTATCAAAGCTTTCAACAAACTCTATGCTTTCTCTAATATCTTTTACTGCCCCTGCAGCACCTCGTTTAAGAGATACGACTGCCCACTTACCTTGAAAGAGTTCGTCTACTGCCATAGCATCACACTCACCTTCAGTAATGGTCAGGTATTTACCACCAGTGTTTCTATATAATTGTTCGCCAAATAATCCAGTGCCTTCGTATGTTCCTTTAGTAGAAAAATTCTTATCGGCAACAAACCTAGTTTTAGTTATACTAATTTCATTGCCATTAAAGTACGGATAAATGTGTTGTGTTACATTTCCATTGACATTTTTAACTATACGTACTCCAAACTTTTTAGCAGTCTTTTCTGATATCCCTCTATCAGTTAACTCACCATAGATACCAGTATAAGAATCTAAAAAGGTATTAGTTGCTTTTGGTGTAGTTTCCAAAATCTTACCCTCACTTGCGTTTTCATAATCTGTAAAAAAAGTCGAACAGCTGAAACAATAAGCTGAACCATCAGCATTCATTGAGACAGGGTCAGACCCACCACATTTAGGACATGGTAATTTGTGTTTAATAAATTTAGTTTTCTCCATTCTATTTCCAAAAAGAAAACTAGGCTAAGTTGAAACTTAAAAAAACTTAACCTAGTTTCAAGTTATTCAGAATCTTCTTCAGAGGATTCTATTTCTGCAGTGTTTGTTTTATCAGAGTTAACAATCTCTACAATCTTATTAGAAAAGAAACCAATCGCTGCTTGAGTTTCTTCAATATCTAAAGTTTGCACTGCTTTCTTTTGATTCAGTCTTTGTAATCTGCTAAAGATTTGTTGTCCTTCTTCAGGCAAATCTTCAACATAAATATTAACATCATCAATAGTTATGTAGGGCTTCTGCTCTTCAGTCATTAAAACTCCTCGCCATCTGCTAACAGCTCTTCACCATCAGCACCTTTATAAGGAACTAAATCAATAACTTGTACAGCCTGTAAGTCTAATCCAGTATAAGGACCATATTTACCTTCACCACTGTATTCATTGTATTGAACTCTTACTTTAGAGCCATTACCAACAGCGGTATTAATTTCTTGCTTTGAGGCATCAAGGAGTCTTGGAGCAGGTCTAATCATTCCATTAGGACCATTCACCTTCCTCTTGATTACTAAAGCAGGACCTTCGTCATGCTGTTTTACCTTGTGACCACGTGAAGCAAAGTCGTTTGCAGTCTCTTCATCAACTATCAAGTCGATTGTGTAGACTGGCTCGAACTTTGTGTTCGGAGTGGTTATACTTGCCCATTTTACTGAGCCTTCCAATATTGCCATATGTTTACCTCCATAATAGCTTATTATTATTTAGTGAGAGTTTTGAGCAAACTACTCTCAAAGTTTTGGAAAATCCAAATCAAACCATCTTGAATGGAGATAGGGCTTGTGATTTGATTACTCCTACCATTTTTCTATATCAATGACTTTGCCACTTTCATAGTCAAAAGGTCTGCTTATTTGAGCAGGGTCATTACCCTTACCTACATATTCAAAATTTGATTGTAACATACTTGGTGCAACGTGGTCAAGATAATTAATAACATATCCATCAACACTTTCTGCGTATGCTTCTACTTCTTCATAGCTACCATAGACATAATGCATTTTATCTTCATTATCCAAAACAATAGCTTTCTCTAAGTTACTAATTTTACTCATAACTTTATGGCTAAGATAACTACAATACTAAGTAATAAGATATTAGTCATTGCTAACTCAATTCCAAGAATCGTATGATACCATATCCAACGAGTTTTATATGCGTTGTCTATGTTTAAATCTTCTGGGTCTGGGTCTTCCCATGTTCCTTTATCAGGATTTGACCACAATACTTTAAATATATTTTTCATCTTCCTTGCCCTCTGTATTTTCTTTTTGTGCTTCTTTTCTTGTGCTTGTTCATGTGCTTAGTAGATATCTTTACTCTTCTTCCTCTGCCACCAATACCTTGAGAAGTAACTTTTTTAGTGGACTTTACTAGAACTTGTTTCTTCTTTACCGCCATACTGCATCTCTTGAATAATTAATGACTCATCTTCAATGTCATTTCGTAACTCTCTAAGTAACTTAAAGTTACCTTTAAAATCCCAAGTCTTCTTAGGAACATCTCTAGTGAGAGAAAAGACATCCTCAACTATGGTCATCTGTACTAAGTTATCTATTGCTTCTATTACACTATAAGCAAAAGTTTTAACTACATCCTCTTCTCCATCTATCATGACTTTACAAGTAAACTCATACATTTAATTCCTCTTTTAATTGTTTATATGTTGTAATGTGTGGATGTTTTTTTAATTTCTTTAATATCCATTTATCTGACATATGTAATAGTGTAACTCCTTTTAAGGACTTAATATATTTTTCGTCAGGTAATAAGTCATCAATAGTTTCTAAAGAAACTTTATTAGCTTCTTCTTCCGGTAATAAACTTTTCATCCACTCAACCTGAATAGGTTTAATAAGTTTTTTAAGTTGTTTAACTTTTTTGTTGTTCAATAGTAATTACTCCTTCTTCTATTAAATCAGTAACTAACTTCTTGGAGTTGTCTATTAAAATATCTTGTACTATTTTTTTAGACTCTCCCTCCACAGTTATACCTACCATGTTACCAATATAAATTGTAAACTTTTTCATTTACGAACTCCATAGATACCTGTTAGTTTTTGTTTAGGTGGATGCTCTCTAGTTATTATTTGTTCATGAATATCTTTAGCGATTCTTTTTTTCTCTTTAGAATCTTCTAAGTCAGTTAGAATTTTTACATTAATTAATTTTGGTTTCCAAGTTTTCCAAAACACTTTATCTATTGGTTTAACATCCCAAGTCCAAGAGATATCTGTACCGTTATCATCATGGTTAAAAGTTAAATCTATATTATCAATCATCATTTAATATTCTACCCTCAATCTATCTTCCATTGCCATTACTTCTAAGTCTTGAGTTGAGATTGCATTAGTACAATGCTCAGATAAAAACTCAATAACAATTTCTGATAAAGGTTTTAAGCCCTCAGTATCTAAATAGTTTTCATAAACATAATCTATACAATCAGCTTCTAAATCTGGTCTGCTAGAAAGTACCCAAACATTAGTTACATACTCTCTAACTTCATCCATAATTTTATCGTTTGCTTCATTGCTCATATCACAACAACTCCAGTTCGTAATCTAATTTATTAAAATCTTTATCATAAAACAAATCTTCAGTTGACCACTTCCAATCAGTTTCATCTCCATTAGGTTCTCCATCAATACATATTACTCTATCATCTTTCAAGGTAATTTGCAACTCTACCCATTTGTTAACAGATAATTCTACAATATCATTGACATCAAAGTTAGCTCTTTCAGCTATCTCTTCTAAATCCCAATGCACAGTTGTATCATATTTGGCTGATACGTGCCTGATTTTATTACTCATGCAACCTCCTCGTTGTCTTCTTCTCTAAGTTCTTTGTAATCACCAATCTTAAATACTTTTTCAACTTCATCAATATCTAAATCATGGTCATTAGTTTTTCTGAGATAATCTAGTAAACCATCTGGGTCTAAGAATTGACCTTCATCAAAACTGTAAGGACTATCAAAATAACCACCTACATACTCTGGTTCGCTTACTGCTTTAAGTGGGTCGTTATGAAACATATCTCTAATTTTTTTAGGAGTTAAGTCACCACTGTAAAAACCATCTGCTACCACATCTCCCATATTACCTGTGTATTTATCATAGTTAAGAGACCACGAAAACATTTCTTCAATCAAGTCTCCTATGTAATCCCAATGAATAGGTAAAAAACCTAACCGACCTTCTTTAACATCATGCTCAGTTAAATAGTTTTCTGTTTCTTCCATGTCAATCCAGTACCTGCATTCTGTCATAGCATGAGCAATAGCAAATACTTTATCTATTATTACTTTCTCGTCTATTGTGTATGTCATATTTACCTCCATAAATATATGTAGTTGTTAAATGCGAAACCTAGTAAAGTTTAGGAGAGAGGTCATTCGGCTCTCTACTAGGTCTCGACTTCCTTTTAATTAACAGCCGAATTCTTTAGCAAACTCTTCATAAGAGTCTGCATCACTTTCATAGATTGACATTACTTCATCGAAGTGTGGATGTGAATCATCGCAAGTATAACCCATAGCATTAATCTCTTTTATCCTAATGTCTTTCCATTCTTGTGTTTTAAAAGCTTTGTCAGGATTATTATCATCTCTTTCTTCTGAAGCACGACTTAAAGCTCTAATAACATGAATTAAATCCATGTCAAGTATACTTATCCAACCGCCTCTACTTCCTGACCAGTATTTAACTAAATCCATATCAGAAGGTATTTTACGACCTTCAATGACAGATTGTATTTGTAATAATTTTTTAACTTTCAATTTTGCCCTCCAATGAATCTATTCTTTCACTACAGTCTGTAAAGTGTTCATTGACTTGGTCATCAACATAACTTTCCATATCGTAAAAGTTTGGTTTATCATCTATATCCATACGCATACCATCTACCTCACCTATGCATTCTTGTAGTTCTTTATCGACCTGAGTTAGTTGACCTTCTAACTCATCAATCTCTAAAAACTTCTTAATAAATTTTATTATTTTTTGTTTCATTGTTATCTCCATTTAGGTTATTGAAATTACAAAACCAGATGTATCTTTCTTAGCTTTACCTTTAGCAGTCAAGCCAACAACAACATTTGGTTCATCTAAAAATCGTTGGTCATATTTATCACCGTCAATAACCTTACGACCTTTATACCAAAGGGGTAGGGTATGATTAAATACAACTGCGATATTATAATCTAACTTGTCAAACCATGAAGCATATTTTTTATTAGCTTCTGAGTACGACCAAGTTAAATGATAATTCTTTATGTGACTAATTTTTCTAGTAGGAATCTTAGTATAGTCATAAAACTGTATGTCAGGAAAAGTATCAAAGACGGTACGACCTTGAAGCTCTTGATACTCCCATTGAATGTCTGAAGTACCGTTGAGTCTAATACAAGGTTTCTTACCTTCACGTTTTGCTTTTGCCTCAAACTTTAAAATCTCCTCGTACAACTGCTCGAGAAATAACTCAGGTGCTTCTAAGAATAATTTAGTTCTACGTTTACGAGCTTCTTGAATAACATTTGTAGTCTCGCCTTTTTTAATAATCCCACCACGACCTGCGGTATTTAGACAGGCAGTTTTACATTTAGCAATGTCTTGATAAGGACATATTTTAGTGCTACTAGGATGTAAATGCATGATAGCAGTCTTCCAGTCATCATGAAGTTTATCTCCCTTTTTAATTTTTGTATTGTTTAGTGTAAGTAGTGTTGCCATTCTTTGCCCTTTTTATTTGTGGTTTAACTTTTTCTGGAAAAGGTTCTTGTCCTCGTTTGATTCTAGTCATCATCTCCATATGTTCTTTCATTGTCATGCTCATGTAGTTACCTCTTCAATAATTTTATTCCATGCTCTTTGTAATTTATCTTTAGTCTTTTTATCATCAGACCATTCTATCTCACAAGTTATTACATCATCCACTATATTTAGTGCTTCTTTCATTTCCATTATTTACCTCGTATTATTTTTAACTATATGCCAACAGTCTATTATAAATTCTGCTGGTTCTCGGTCAGCTTCGCCTTCATATTGGTCAACAAACTCATATACAAGTTCTTCAATATAACTCATAGCTTCTGCTACCGAAGTAGGTTTTTCATATACTTTGTACTCTGCCATATTTATAGCACTCCAAGTATATCTTGAGCTCTAGCTATTAGAGCTTCTTCTGTCCAACCTTCTTTTGCAGCTTGTTCTAATGCACTCTGCCA